AGTTGCAAGTTTGCAAAAAGACATCTCGGACAAAGGAAAAAGTTTTACAAAGAGGCAAATTATCCGTATAATATAGAAAAAATAAATTATGAAAATCCTTACACTGGATAACAGAACATACACACTGGAGAAGATACCCGAATGGGTTGATGAGAAACTACGGTTCGCCGTGCTGGATAATTCGGACCCTGCTAATCCAGATTTCTTCTACATACCATTAATATTCCTCGAAAGTTTCAATGCACCAGCGGCAGTATTAGAAATTGGACCACATAAGATAAAAATGCCACTGGATTGGAAAATGCTGATAGGTGAGGCAGGACAATCTGAGATGCATGTGTTACCAATTACAAGCCTTAACGACAGAGGCTTTGATGCTTTCACATTCAACCCGTTATCAAGTCCGAAACCAGACTTCCATCCAATAGATGTTGTAGACATATACACAGAAGTAAAATGGTACTTTCCTAAAATTAAATCAGGGCAAATGTTAGCCGTGCCCTTAAACAATGGTCCAAAACCGATGTGTGCTTATTTTGTTAAGGACATATCAAGGCAATGTGAACAGGTTGATTATGGCTCCGTCTGGTAGAAAATCCATAAAGATAGAAGCGCCTGTAATGATTACAAGTGATAAAATTGCAGTGTGGATGGATCAAGGTGAATGGGCAATGAACTTTTTTGATTGGCTTATCAAAAACAAATTCAATAAAAAACTTTCAGGTTTACAACATATGCAAAATAAAATAAAATTAACTTTTGTGACAGCCAAAGACTGTACAATGTTTGGACTAAAATATGCCGGCAGAAAAAAATAGAAAATTTTTTGATTTAAGAAACGGACTAAAGGCAGTAGACTTCCGTAATAAGGACTACTTTGACAGGATCGATGACAAGGAGAAATCATTGTACTCTCCCTACATGCTGATGAGATATGTTTCCAATGTGTCATCCAAAGATCCTTTCTACGTGGAACACTACATAGAGATGGTCAACGAGTGTGTGAACAAACACTGCTTCACACTGGGAAAACACAAAAAACTGCTATGGATACTGACTGCCATGTGTGGTGCAGAGACCCAGCAATTTCATCCATGGATCAAACCCATGAAGCGTGTGCCAAACAAGAGCCTAAAAAAACTGCAAAGCATATATCCAACGTGGAAAGAGGCAGACCTAGAGGCACTAGACAAAGTGATAACAGACAGAGAACTGGAGCAACTGATAGAAGCACATGGCCTCAACGAATAGATGCACGTATTGTGGCAAGGAGTTTGCCAAGGCAAGGACATTACAGGTACACCTGTGTGAGCCAAAAAGAAGATACCTACAAAAAGATGAGAAGTGGGTAGTGAACGCATTCATGGTGTTCCAGAGATTCTATCAGATACATCAACACAATTCAAAGCTCAAGACTTACGATGAATTTGTAAAGAGTGCATACTACAATGCGTTTGTAAAATTCGGAAGGTTTATAATGCATATAAATCCATTATACCCGGAAAAATATATAGATTTTGTGTTGCGATCAAAAATAAAACTTGACCACTGGGCCAGAGATGATCTATATGAAACCTACTTGATAGAAGCACTGAAGACAGAGCCAGTTGAATCAGCACTGCAAAGAAGTATCACAACAATGATGGATTGGGCCACGGAACAAAATGCACAGTGGTCTGATTATTTCCGATTGGTGAACACCAACAGAGCAGTGCAACACATACAACAAGGAAAGATAAGTCCGTGGTTATTGTTAGGTTGCAGTGCAGGGAAAAGAATGTTAAAATCATTCAACGACGAACAATTACAGATGATAGAAAGATTCATTAATCCAAGTTTTTGGCCGAGCAAACTGAAGAGCTATCCAGCGGATCATATGCTCGTACAAGACACAGCAAGGGAGGCCAAAATTGTCTAAAATAGATTTGGAAATCACAGACAAACTAGAGTTCAACGATGGTGACTGTGCTGTAATAATCAAGGAAGATGGATCAATAGGAAGAGTGATAATGCCCAAGATAGACAAAGCATTTCTAAGCACCGAGGGGTATAGAAAGTTGTTAGACGTTTTGGATCTATTACAACCCGGTTCAAAGGACGAAATGATTAGACACAGTGAAAAAGCGAAAGGACGTGTACACTAATGCCTGATGTAGACATAGACTTTTACGACAGAGATAACACGCTAAAGTTATTTAAACATACACCGGCTTCTATGATCAAAGAAGGTAAAGTGGAAAAACACAAGACTGGTGTGTACTTCCATGCAGTGCCAGAACACCCTGTGACAGGACATGCAAGTTTAGATTACAAAAATGCAGAGGACAGAGGCTACTTCAAGATAGACTGTCTCAATGTGAACATATACAAGGACGTTAAATCAGAACAAGAACTTGTGGAACTGATGATCCAGGAACCTGATTGGGACATGTTAAAAGATCCAAAAATAGTTGAAAATCTTTTCCACCTAAATGGCCATTTCAACATAGTCTCCAAACTAGAGCCAAAGACCATAGAACAACTTGCGGCTGTGTTGGCTATAATACGTCCAGCAAAGAGATACTTAATGCACAAGGACTGGGAGGAGATAATGAAGGACGTATGGGTACGTCCAACTGATGGCTCATACTTCTTCAAGAAGTCACACGCAATCGCATACGCACAGGCAATCGTAGTGCAGATGAATCTTATAGCAAAAGATAAATATAGTTTTGATGCAACGTCAAAAAACTAAGAAAAGAATCAAAAAAAAATTCAAAACCAAATCCAATTCTTCGCTTCGTTCAGAGAGTAAAAGTTATCAGCCGGATAGTCCTTTGACATTACACTATCTTTCAACAGGTGCTATACTTCCTGAAAAAAAGACTAAGTAGGTCTTCGAACTAATTGGATTGTACGTCTCTTCACCCGTTTCTTCGAAATTTCGGACAGTCTTACTGTTGGACCGTGTACTATTTCTATATCTTTGGAATTAAGGGTAACCAGTGTCGTACGGAAATATCTGAACTCCCCTTTGAGAAATATATTGATTGGTAATTTACGATTGGATTCGTGCCACCAAGTCTCTCCACACTTAAGAAACTTTACCTTGTCCTGTGGCATCATAAGCCTACCGTAATCATAAAAACTGATCACATTGGTGTCCTCATTCTGCACAATACCAACAAACTCAAGATCGCCCTTACGTATAAGGCTAAGGAATGGGAACTTGTCCCTCAGTGTGTTAAAAATTTCGTTCATTCTATATCTATAAATACTGTTAAATATGTATTATGCAAACAGTATCAAGGTATTTACTACAACAATTGGTAATAGCCAATGTAAGTGGTTTTCATGGGAGGAACTCCAAAGTGTACGATAGGCGTTTAACACTGCACAGAGGGGTATCCAACCCCATTACGTTCACATTCAAGAACGAAGATCAGAAGGCCCAGGACATCACATCGAAGACGTATGAATTCAACATGATTGACTCCGAGAGCAAAAAGGCAGTAATCACAAAAACATTGACCATACTGGACGACGGTTCAACAGTCAGCACTAAAGGTGATGCAAGTTGCACCATAACTGAGGGTGATCTGTTGCCACTGGATGCAAAATTTTATAATTTTTCAGTTCGAGAAGTCAAGTCAGACAATAGTAGAGAGATTACCTACGCCGACACAGGATACGCCGCGGCCGGTACAGTAGAAATATTAGATGGCGCATATCCTGAATTTGTTCCTAGCACCAATGTTTCAACTTTTACTAGTGGTGGACCACTGGCTTTTGTGTCAGGAAACATTGACGCAAGACCTGGGATAAACAACAACAAAGCACTGCACACCATTGCAGTCTACACCCAAAACTTTTCAGGCACACTTAGGGTACAAGCAACAATGAGTGCTTCACCAAGCGACAGCGATTTCTTTGACGTTACCATGGATGGTGAGGCATCTGCGTCGAATTCTTTCACAGACTCTACCACGGTTACCAACTTCAACTTCACTGGTGTTTACCACAGTGTGAGATTTGCATGGGGCAACGATACTGATAACACGGGCCTGATTGACAAAATACTTTATAGACAGTAAAATATAGGGTATGAACCTGATCCAGAATACAATTCTGACAAGTCTGCCTGCGGGTAGAAAAAAGACTCCAAGTGGTTGGATATCATTCAATGCTCCTTGTTGTGTACACAACGGCGAAACAGCCGACAAGAAGAAACGTGGTGGAGTGATGACAAGTGCTGATGGCACTATCAGTTATCACTGTTTCAACTGTGGCTACAAAGCAAGTTATGTGATCGGCCGGAAACTAAACTACAAGATGAGACAATTCATGGGCTACATAGGAGTGCCCGATGACACAATTAAAAAACTTGCGATTGAGGCCATGCGTGAGGAAGAGAGTGATGTCAAATATGAAAAGAAGAAAATTTTTACTTTTCATAAAAAGAATCTGCCTGACAATACAAAAACATTAGACGTTTGGCTTGAAGCATATACAACGGGAACTTTGTCGACTAGTCAACAACAGAGTATTGACAACTTGCTGTCATACACGTCAAGCAGAGGGATTGGTCCTGATTGGTATGACTTCATGTATTCGCCAAGCAAGGTATGGGACATGTATCAAAGACTGTTGATCCCGTTCTATTGGAAGGGCGAGATAGTAGGTTTCACTGGTAGGGTGTTTGAGGAGTCGCAGGCAGTAAAATACTACACAGATGTTTGGCCAGGCTACGTGTTCAACATGGATGCACAAGACTGGACAAGAAAGTTCGTAATTGTCACAGAAGGCCCATTTGATGCCATATCCGTTTCTGGTGTCAGCATACTCGGAAGTGAGATAAATGATACACAAAGGGAGTTAATTGATAACCTTAACAGACAAGTCATTTTAGTGCCAGACAGAGACACACCTGGACAGAAACTGATAGACCAAGCACTGGAGTTTGGATGGAGTGTGGCGTTTCCGGAATGGCAGAAAGGTGTTGTTGATGTTGCTGATGCTGTCTCGAAATATGGTAGATTGTTTGTGATGCAGAGTATCTTAAAAAGCACCGAGTCGAGTAAAATTAAGATTGAGTTGTTAAGGAAAAAAAATTTTCAAAGTGTTTAGAAACAGACTACAGATTGAAACTACCACCAGATGTACATTGCGGTGCCCGGCTTGTTCTAGGACATGGTGGAGAGAAACACTTGGAAAAAAGATTCCAATACAGGACATAGATATCGATTTGGTTTACAAGTTTCTTGATTGTGAATCCGGCAAAAAAATTGAATATCTTGATATACGAGGAGACTGGGGAGATTGCATTTACTATCCAAAATTGGGACAATTTATTGATCGCTTTAGAAATGAAAAAAAATTTATTATAGTGACCAATGGTGCGAATCAAACCAAAAAGTTCTGGCAAAACTTATCGGCAAGGTTAACCGAAGAAGATACTGTTGAGTTTAGCATAGATGGCCTTGAAGATACTAATCATTTATATAGAAAAAATAGTAATTGGCAATCTATCATGACTGGACTCGACATTATTAAAAAAGGTAAGGCAAAGGTTGTATGGATGACCAGGATATTCTCCTTCAATCAAAATATTATACCTAAAATGAAAAAGTTTGCCGAAGATAAGGGTGCAACATTTGTATCTGAAACAACACACCGATTCGGCGATGAATCACTTAAACCAACCGAAGATCTAATAGATTCAAAGTTAACGTATGATCCAAAAAGAATTGTTACACAGATTAAACCAAAATGTAAAGTCATGAATAATTCATCCATTTCGGCTTTCAATATGTTCATGCCGTGTAGTTGGTTCTGTGCGCCACAAGTGTTATATAAAAGCGATTTATGGAAAAATAGAGAGGCGTGGATGATTAAAGATACAACATTAGACATCTTGATTAAAGATGTTTTATTACCATGGGCAGAAAACATAGAAAAAAATCCGTTATCCGCCTCCATCTTGTGTAAAACTAAATGCAGGAAAGAACTACAGATATAGTCATGCTGGAAAAAAAGAAAATTTTAATTTTTGGTGGGGGATCTAAGTTTGGACTAGAACTAGCAAAATCATTTGCTATATTGAATTATGAGGTAAGCATTGTGACCTCTGCTGGATCATCTGAAACCAATTTTAAAACACACGTTGTTGATTGGTCAAAATTAGATATCACACGTGTGGAAAAATTATGCACAAGTTTTACTGAATTTGACATTGTAATCTTTAATCAAAATTATTCTACAATTAATAATCTTGAAGATATATCGATCCCGAAATTGGAGATGTGGAAAAAGTTGAAGGAATGGCAACAAGGTCTATATATTAACTGTCATCTTCCTTTACAGATTTGTAATTCGTTATACGTTAACAATAAAATAAATGACAAAACTAAAGTGTTGTGGATGTTAAGTGGATGTATTTCGAATGATTCATTTACCACCTTAGAATATCAAACGCAAAAATATATCAATCACGAGTCGGTTCGTTACATGAAACGTTTGGATATGGTAAAATGTATTGGACTTAATCCTGGAAAGTTAGATGAAAATAATTATGCCATAAAGGCAAACAAATTATCAAACTTTTTAGAAACAGTGGAACCCAATAATACTGGAAGTTTTTATGCTTTTGATAAAAACAATGAAATAATACAAAAACAAAATTATTTTCTATGAAAATATTGAAAATCCTTGTAATATACACTGTGGAGAAATAAATGGCTGAATACACATTTGACGTACAGAAACTTTATATAGAAATGCTTTTGGCAGATGCTGAATCATTTGCACGGGCACAAAATATATTCAAACCAGAATCGTTTGATAGAAAACTGCAACCAATCGCTAAGTTTGTAAAAGACTACATGGACGAATACAAAGTCATGCCTGATGTAGAACAGGTGAACGCAAAGCATGATATCAAATTGAAATCAGCAAAAGACTTAGATCCAAGCCACTTCAATTGGTTGTTGGACGAATTCGAAACATTTTCAAGACACAAGGCACTGGAACGTGCAATACTTCAATCCGCAGACTTGTTGGAAAAGGGTGATTATGCTCCAGTCGAAGACATGGTCAAAGACGCAGTGAACGTTGGACTAACACGTGATCTTGGCACAGACTACTTTGAGGATCCGAAAGGAAGACTTGAGGCACTCAAGGCGAACAACGGGCAGATCAGCACTGGCTGGCAAAACCTAGACAAGAAACTGTTCGGTGGATTCAACCGAGGAGAACTAAACATCTTTGCAGGTGGATCAGGCGCAGGTAAGAGTTTGTTCTTACAGAATCTTGCGGTTAACTGGGCACTTGCTGGTCTGAACGTTTGTTACATATCTTTTGAATTGAGTGAACAACTGACAGCGATGAGACTTGATGCGATGATGACCAACATTCCAACTCGTAAGGTGTTCCCTGAAATAGACAACGTTGAGATGAAGGTCAAGATGTTGGCTAAAAAATCAGGAACAATGCAAATTAAATATTTGCCTAGTGGAAGCACAGTGCTTGATATTAGGACATATCTAAAAGAACTTGAACTGAAAAACAAGAAAAAAATTGATTGCATACTGATAGATTACTTAGATTTAATGATGCCAAAGAGCAAGAGAATAAGTCCTGCAGACTTGTTCATCAAGGACAAATATGTGTCTGAAGAACTTAGGAACTTGGTTGTAGAGAAACAGTGTATACTGGCAACAGCCTCACAGTTAAACAGGGCATCCGTTGAAGAAATTGAGTTCGATCATTCTCACATATCTGGCGGACTATCCAAGATACAGACTGCTGACAACGTTATTGGTATATTCACATCGAGAGCAATGAAGGAACGTGGGAGGTATCAGATACAGTTTATGAAGACAAGAAGTTCGAGTGGTGTGGGACAGAAGGTGGATCTCGAGTTTGACGTGGACAGTTTGAGAATAAGAGATCTCGCAGACGACCCTGAATACAAACAATTCGACAAACAGAGAAGCACAATATATGATTCCTTGAAACAAACTTCCAAAGTATCATCAGATGCTACACCAAAAGACGCAAGAAGAGATGTTCCGGATCCACGTAAAGGTGACACAATAGGTAAAGTAAAGGCTACTGTAGAAGGTGGCAAACTGAGACAACTTCTAAATGAACTGCACTCAGATGAAGAACAGTAACGACATCGACTACATTTATCAGAAGTTAAGTTCACTGTACCCGAACTACAGCAACCGTAAACCTAAGGCAAAAATATATTCAAAAGCCTACACAAGTCTAATTGGCGTAATGCTTTCTGCACAAAGCCAAGATAAGAGAACAGCAGTTGCCTGCAACCAATTGTTTTCACTTGCAGATACACCTGAAGAGATGATAAAACTTTCTCGAGAAGAAATAATTGATGCCATTAGACCTGCAGGTTTACACAATGCTAAAAGTAAAAACATACTCGCTACGAGTAAAATGATATTAGAAAAGTTTAACGGTAAAGTGCCTAGAACGCAGAAAGAATTAATGACCTTACCTGGCGTAGGCAGGAAAAGTTCTGATATTGTCATGAGATTCGTGTTTGGCGAACCACACATAGCAGTCGATACTCACGTCTTTAGAATGTTGTGGAGGCTGGGTTGGGCTGACAGTCTTGATGAGGGTAAAGCATCTATCACAGTGAACAATACGACACCAAGCAAGTACAAGTACGGTGCACACATGTGGTTGATAACCCATGCCAAAAAAGTCTGTAAGTCAAGGTCTCCAAACTGTGAACCATGTGTTATCAAAGCCGCTTGTGATATGAGAGACATCACTGTTCCTAAAAGTAAACTTCGCCAGAATCTAAACGCATAATAATATACGCAGATAAATAAAACTGCTCAAGGCAACAATAGGCAAACATAAAAGCATAGGCAAATGAAAGATAAAGAACTGAACGACATAACAAGGCTGTACGATAGATTCATTAGGCAATGTCCAGGCACAGAAGAATACACGCAAAGGCTCGCCGAGGAAACTCGAATCATCCTTAAACTACGTTTCGTAGACTACTTCATACAAATATGTGACATAATTGCAATGACAAGAGACATACCACACATGACACGTGGTAGTGCTGGCTCGTCATTAGTTTGTTACCTTCTGGGCATAACAGATGTGGACCCAGTGGAGTGGGACATACCCGTGGCACGATTCCTCAATCCAAACAGAGATGACTTACCTGACGTTGATATTGATTTCCCCCATCACCGACAGGACGAAGTCATGCAGAGGATCTTCAAGAAATGGCCCGGACGCAGTGCTAGGATATCTAACTACGTGCTCTATCAAGATAAATCAGCAAGGCGTGAGGCGGCTAAACGTTTGGGTGCCAAGGGTAACCTACCCCGCAGGTTCACATATGATTCGTTGGGCATAGACACCAAAGAAGCCAAACGTATCGAGAATAAACTGAAAGGCAAGAAAAGATGCATATCAAAACACTGCGGAGGAATACTGATGTTTCAAAGACAACTACCAAAAAGCCTGTTCACGGCAGAGAACCAAATACTACTAGACAAGAACGAAGTGGAGGATCTGGAACACCTCAAGGTGGACATTTTAGCCAATCGTGGTTTGTCGCAACTCATAGAGATAGATCCTACAACGAAACTGACAGAATATCCAGAGGAAGATGCCGCTACCTCGGCCCTTTTGTGTCGAGGAGATGTGTTGGGAGTGACACAGGCGGAGAGTCCGGCCATGCGGAGACTGTTCAGAGCGATACAACCAAAAGGCAGACGTGACTGTGTTTTTGGCACAGCACTGATAAGACCTGTGGCCATCTCCGGACGTAAGAAAGCAACCATGTTCCATGACTGGAGCAAAGAACGTATGAGTGACACCATAGTGTATGAAGATGACGCCATAGACAGAATATCAGAAGTTCTGGGCATAGACAAGTACGAAGCGGACATGTACAGGAGAGCGTTTGCAAAGAAGAATGAAGAAAAGATCATGGAGTTCATATCGAGATTAGGCAACCATCCTCGCAAGGACGAAATAATCACAATGTTGCAATCTCTATCCGGCTTTGGCTTGTGCAGGGCACATGCAGTAAACCTAGGAAGACTGATATGGGCACTTGCATATCAAAAAGCTCACAACCCAGAAAAATTTTGGAAGTCATGTTTAAAACACTGCCAAGGTTCATACAAACGTTGGGTGTATAGGACAGAAGCGAAACGTGTCGGTATAGAAGTGATCACACCGAGCAAGTCTGACAAGTGGGACACACCGGAGTTCCAATATAGGAAGTATGGCTGGTGGAGTCAAGATGATTTCATGCCTGGCATGTATGTCAAAGAACTGTATCTAGACAAAGTAGAATTTGCCGGAATGATAGCAAATGGCAGGGTGTTTCGTGGGGACAAAGGGAGATACGTGACATTCCTTACACTAGGGGTAGGTAATGGACAATATATAGATGTCACCATAAAGAAAGCGTTTGCATACAGTGACCATGACGTAGTGTGGGGACAAGGGACAATAAGGCATTCAAACAATTCAGACTACGTCGAGTGCTACGACTCCAAAGGTTTCAGATTAGAAAAATTCATCCATAACTAACGTAATCATGCAAAGGTGTAGAGATTTCGAAAAGACATTTCCGTTAGTTCCAAGCACCTGGCACCGATGCCATCAATACGCAATCTGCGACACTCTGATGCCTGCCCTCAAAAACGTCTGGAGTTTTGGAGTCAGCAAGGAATGTAAAATGGAAGAATGTATCCGACAGCATAACAACACAACAAAAATTTACACCTGGGATCCAACTCCAATCAGTCAGGCAACAATAGACAAAGCAAATAGCAGGAGTGCTAACATCACACACACCAACAAAGCATATGATCCAACAAACAAAACTCTTACTTTCTATACCACCGATCCCACCAAACGATGTTACAGTTTAGAAAACTTCGATCCAGAAAATCTAGTGCATTCTTACACTGTTGAATGCACGAACATAAGAACTATTTCAGAAAATTTAGGTAAAAATGTTGACCTTATAAAGTTTGACATAGAAGGCAGATGGTATGAGATATGTAACGAAATATTAGAACTTGGCACAACAGTAAGACAGGTGGTTGGAGAATTTGAAATGTACATGGGTGAAACTGACAAAGCATTTAATAAACTACAATCAATCATAGACAGATTTCAAAAGCAAGGATTTACGACATATTGCAATAGACTGTTATCAGAAACAAACTCAGGACACATACCTAATAATCCTTGTGTGGAACTTGCTTTCATAAAAATGTAAAATGGCCAAGAGTATAAGACAAGTCAAAACAAAAAAAATAATTTTCGATACATTGTTACGGAAATTAAGCTCATATAGAAAAGTAAAGGACACAGAATACAACTTGTTAAAAAATTTTGTGGATCTTGATCCAATATTCGAGGGACGCATAGATAAGTTTAACTTCGACGGCACTAGAGAGAAATGGATAAAATTTCATGCTGAGTACAATTTCAAGATAACAGGACACTGGATGGAATTCGGAGTGCGTGAAGGAACAACTATCGAACAGTTTTTAAAATACAATACAGATGCACACATACACGGATTTGATTCTTGGGAAGGACTTCCGGAAGATTGGGACGTTGGCAACAAGATATACAAAGCAGGTGATATGGCTGTCCCTATGCCTGTGTTTGATGACAGGGTGGAACTATGGAAAGGTTGGTTTGAAGACACCATAGACCCATGGAAGGAAAAACATAAAGGAAACATTCAACTCTTACACGTGGACGGAGATCTTTATTCATCGGCCACAACTGTGTTAACAAAACTAAATGATAGAATAGTGCCAGGTACAGTGATTATATTCGATGAGATATCTAACTGGCGACTGGCGGGTAAAATGAGTGAATGGTGCGATGGTGAATGGCTTGCTTTACAACAGTGGATGGAAAAGTTTGATAGGCAAGTCGTGCCTCTAGCACGAAGTTGTCTAAATCAAGCCAGTGTTGAAGTGCTAAAGTAGTTTATTTCGTCTCACAAACAAATTTAATTCATCTGCCCATCTGTGATGTCCTTGTTCGTTTGGGTGTCCGTCATTTGCCGACTTGGTCCAACCATTTTTAGCAACGAATTCAAAATGGCTCTGCACATAATCTTTGTTATTAACTTTAACCACATGATCTGCAGACGATCTGTTATCAAGTTGCATCTGAACATTTTCCTTGGCAAAATCGCTGGTGTCGAAGTTGTAGAAATGATTCCTATCAATTTGGTCTTTCAATAGTTTGATATCAGGACGAGGCTTCCCGTCAACTTCATTGTCTGGCAAGTCATTTGTAAGTGCGTGATAGAAGACATAGGGTATATTATGATATTTCAAAAAATATTGCAAAGATAAAATATTAGTGTACAATTTTACAGCACTTGCCAATTCAACATCAAAGTCTTTGTCTCGCATAAAAAAATCATGATGTGGCAACTGCCATGTTCCCCATTGGAAATCAAATTTAAGTAACTCACCTTTTATGCCACCTTGCTTCTCTTTGGGAGTTCGCATACTACTTACATAGTCCCATCTGTAGCCTGTTGTCCAACCAATGCTTACAAAAGTATCTTTGAGCTTGTCAGGGTTTTTAAAAAACCAATGCATGGTGGTATTCACTATCCTGTCATTACCCCTGCCACCTTTTGCTAGGTTAATTGTTGGTGTTTCTATCTCCAATAAATTTCCTAAACGCTGATGACAACTACCGTATGTTTTCTTTGTGCTAAAACTACACCCGTTACTCAAATGATATTTCATATACTCTTACTTACGTGTTCCCAACATTCTCCAGATTCAAATTCTTCTATGCTCCACTGACAGTGAGATATCTTATTTGCCCATTCTGTTTTGTCTCCTTTAAAAGGATTTTCAATTTCGCTCAACACTTTACTACTCACGTCATAAACCATACTACCTGTATCACATGCGATATTAGGTATACCTTCCAGTACAGCGTCTATGCCTGAACCTGATGTGTAAGTCACTGTGCACCACGCTTCCTTTAATTGATCACGTATGGGCACAAATCCTTCCTGTAGTAAATCCGTCTCTTGCCAAGCGACATCTTTGAACTTTAAAACTTTTTCTTTTAAAATTTTGTGTTGTGTGGCCTTTCTATACAATGGATGAGGTCTAATGATTATCTTTCTATCAGTGAGTTGTCTAATTTCCCTTACAGTATCTAATGTCCATTCGAATACATCTGCACCGCGTAAACTGGCATCACCGACTTTTTGCATACAAAGTAAGATATAATCACCAGACTGCTTCCATGCTATGTTTGGATCATAACCGTTTCTTCCAAAAACTTTGCTTGATCTATCTGCAGTTATGTGTTCGAATCCCCAATCTGCATCATCCCATAGAAATCCGTTGACTCCTACCCTAAACTCATTATGGAATGCTGTTTCGATCGGCCTACCTATGAGCTGTGTTTCCAACTGAACATACGGCATTCCACTTTCTATAATTTTACCTTTGCCTCTGTGTGCTGGTTTACCTCTTTCTTTTTTGTAACTGCCAAATATAACAGCACAATCATATCTTTGTGCGTCAGAGCTGGTGACCATTTCGCCTCCACACCCTTTGGCAAATGATTCCAGATATTGCAAATATTGTTTATTGTTGGCTGTGTCCGTGATTACTGCTACTCGCATGGAGTATTTACGTAGCGGAGCCTATGCGTCAACTTTACCAAAAATGCGTTCTTTAGAAATTACGCGACAGCGTAAAAGCGTAAAGCCGGCCTGACCTGAACGATAATTACATAAGCAATGGGGGTTCCACAATGGGCATACACTACGATTACAAAAGCACCAGGGGTGATAAAAAGATGCGGAAGCAACAGGAACGCGAAGAGCGAAGGCGCAGGAAGAAGAAACAGAACCTACAGAAGCCAACAACTACAATACCCGAGGACGAGGTGCTCACATTGGACATGATCACCGACCCCAACAGATGATCAACAAGCGACTGTTTGAACACTACGGCATAGACACCAACAAGGACCTGCAGATAAACAAGAGTTGCGCAAGGCCATTTGACACCGTGCTGATTGACAAAATGGGCTCCTGCTATGCGTGTGAGTGCACCAGTTGGTTGCCACAGAGCATAGGCAACCTGCAGGTCAAGTCGCTGTCGGAAATACTGGATAGTGATGTTCGCAGGCACCTGCAGTCTTCCATACTGGACGGCACCTATCGTTACTGCAACAACCAACAGTGCTCGTACCTGCGGAACATGAAATTTTA